GTGAAGGAAAAAGAGATACTTGGTTCAGTAGAGCAGACAAATCATTCTTTCAAAATAATTACGATGCCATTAGAATGAATGAAGGACGAAAAAAATCAATAAAGTGGAAACAATCTGTAACATCCGAAGAATATCGCAAAAAAAAGTCTAAATGTGATCCACGATCAAAAAAAGTGATTGTAAATGGTGTAGAATATTCGAGTATTCGCTCTGCTGCAAAAGGATGTGGGATTCCATATTCAAGAATGAGAATCCTGCTTGATGGTAATAATTTCCTCTCCTTCTGAAAGATCAGATATAGGCTTCCACAATCCATCTCTTGTTAGGAATTTATGATTAGGTGTAGCCCGGAAAACTGTGCCATCGCTCAATTCAACTTCAATTGTGTCAGAAACATCGTAAGAAAATAATTCTGTTACCGTAGAAGTTCCCCCAAGAGTTTTAACCTTATCACCAATAACAATCTCTGAAATTGGTTTAGATGTTCCATCTTCCATTAGTACAGAAACTGTGTCTGACAGGCAACCCACGACATCATAAGTGTGGTTTGTCATAATCATGGGAATCTTGGCCTTGCCAAGCTTCAGCGTAAGAACGCGGAAAGTTCCCTTAATAACTTGTGCGCGAGTCATGTCGCGGGTATTCTTGCCTTCAGCGACATCGTTCATTTCCTTGGAAGTGCTCAACATGCCGAGCGAGTCAAGAACAATCATCATTGGCTTGCGCTCAGATTCATCTGTTGCAAGAACCTTGTCAACGATTGTCAAACACTGATGGCGGAACTCTTCTACTGTTTCTACAGGAAATACAGCAATGCGCTTAGGATCGACTCCACGCTCAGTGAACATGTCACTGGTTACTGCTTGTTCTGTGTCGAAGTAAAGAACGATACCTTCTGGATTCGCTGCCAAGAATTGTGCAACAACACCAATGCTGAAGTAAGTCTTACCAGTAGCAGATTCACCAGCCAAACAGGTAATCTTGTTACTAGGTAGACCATCAAATAGGCTACCAGATAAAAGAGCATTAAAAGTATAAGACCCAGTATCAATATAGCCGCAAACATCAGATCCATCAAGTCCATCTTCGACTTTACTTGCGAATTTATTTCCTGAGACATTAATTATTTCCTTTAAAAAATCCATTACTTATTCTCCTTATGCAAATAGTGATTCCAAAGTGTTTCGTTCTTCCGTCTGCCATCCAATAGCATCCACGATGCTCTTGAGCGGATCTAGGAATGCCTTTTCAAACTGCGTATCATAGTCGATGTAGTTCTTTAAGTCAAACTCTTTCGGCAAAGAAGTCATGAATGAAATTACACAATCCTTGCCTGTGATTCCACCAACTGGGTTGGGAGACTTAAGATATAGGAACTTAATCTTGTCCGCATCACGAATGAACTGGTATTTCTTTCCAAGATCATACTTCTTGATATAGTAGTTGAAGAGTAGTGCTCCCTT